GTAGTCGTAGGCGTATTTGTTGGAGTAGCCGTTGGAGTAGCCGTCAATGTAGTTGTTGGCGAAGGTGTTTGTGTCGCAGTTTCCGTATTTGTTGGGGTAGCGGTTAAAGTAGTTGTAGGAGTCGGAGTTTGAGTTGCCGATGCTGTAATTGAAGGGGTTGGAGTATTTGTTGGAGTAGCCGTTAAAGTTGTTGTTGGTGTCGGAGTAGGAGTTTCCGAAGCCGTAATTGAAGGGGTCGGAGTAGGAGTGTTTGAAGCTGTCGGACTCGGTGTTGGTTCGATAACAGGTTCTGGCAAATTATTAACGGAAATTATGCTCTGCCAAACGGGCATCTTGTGCCTATTCTCTTGCAGAGATTTTAGAGCTTCGTTATAATCAAATTTTTTGTCTTTTTGAACAATTCGTTCAGGGACTACAGGTCTATAGTTTCGTCCGTTCCACTTCATATTTTTAAATATTTGAATAAAGAGGGTGGGAAAAAACTCCCACCCTCATGACACATATAATGATTGGATTACGCCTGTACAGTAATACCTGTAAAGAGCGCAGCCAAGGTTGAAGTTACGAGTAACTCCTGTGAAGCATTTGGCTCACCGCCGACCATAGTCAAAGCTGAGATACCATTTAAATCACCATAAGCCGTACCGGTCTGGATTGCACCAGCGGTAACCAAGCCACCATTTTCCCAAGCGAAACTCCAGTACCTATCGTTGTTATCAAGAACGACCGCAAAGATGTTATTCTGAGCAACCAAATTCTGGAATACGTTACGTAGGTCTTGTGTAAGTTTAGGAAGATTTATAACCAAAGTTGGTTCAAAAACGACAGACTGAGCAGTTGTATTTACCGTGATTCCTTCTGTGAAAGAAGAACTCTGCTTAACCAATTCAAACTTGTAAAAAGTTCCTGAACCAGAAGCACTGATAATTTGCTCGTCACCGTTTTGAGTCCAACCAGAAATGTTATTCCCAACATTGCCGAGAATCCATATTGTTTTTACACCACCAACTGACGCATTACGACAGTCGAGCGTATAACCTGAAGAAATAAAACAAGACATATTTTTATTAAATTTTTGTTTTTAGTTTATCCAGCACGGAAGAACGAATCAACCGAGAAAACTCCAGTTCCGTAGGTAGCGTGCATGTTAATTTTGATGATATCTTCGAACGGGTCGTACATAGCTTTAGTGGTCATCATCTCTGCGTTCATACCAATTTGAATGTATTGAGCAGGACCTCCGATTACTTTGCTTTGTCCAGTCAAACCTTGAGTTGGGATAACTCGAACGTTCGATGCAGGAAGCATAACACCCCAATCTTGACCTGATGCAGCATCAGCAGAATTGAAATCAAACAAGTTAACATAGCTGTTATTTCTCATGGACGCAACCAATGCACGGTAGTCAGCATAACCACAGTAGATTACCAAGTCGTCTCTGTGAAGAACGTTCTCAGGAATTGCCTGGTAGTAGGTTGTGAATACTTCAAGACCGTTTGTAGCGGTTGCAGCAGTATAAGAAACTGCAGTTGCTCCGTTGCCAGTAGTTACAAGGGCGAGAACGCCGTTAAAGCACTGTGAGTTGTATTGAGTCGCTCCAGTTGCTGTGGTGTTTCTCCACAATTGGATTTCGATTTCGTTAGCTACTCTGTTAGAGATATCAGTCAAGATAGTCTCCTCGAAAGGAACTGACTCCTGGAAGTTATCGTTGGTCAAATACTTGCTCAAGTACGTATCATACAAATCGTACGGGCAAAGCTGTTGATTGATTTTCTTGTTACACAATGATACTGTAACGGTATTTTGAACGGTAGTACCTGTAGGGTCAAAACCGCACGACAAATCCTGTAATACGATGTCGTTTGTTACAAAACCCACTTCTTCGGTGGTTCCTTTCAAATTCGGGCGTACAGAACTGTACTTCGGAAGAGTTAAACCAAGGAATGCTTTGATGAGCATCTCATCTGCGTACGACTCGTACGTAGGTAGGTTTGAAAGGTCATAGTTGAAGGAGAAGTTCTTTGTTTCCCCCTTTTTTTTGAATGAATTTTTCATTTTTTTATTTTAATTTTTAGTTAGATTTTAATGCATTTTTTAGGAATGCAACTTTTTGGTCCAAAATGTTTTCCTTTGCGAATGATTTTTTCATCACAGGAGCACCAAATACTGGTGATTTTTTGAACTCTTCATAATCTTTTTTGATGGAATTAAATTCCGTGGAATAATTTTGCATAAGGGAAAGCATTGATGACATAGCTTCTTTCATCTCTTTCATTTGCTTTTTGTAGTCTTCCAAACTACCTTCACCACTTTCGTCAGGATATTTGACTCCAGTGATTGTTCCTTCTGCGTCTACGGTTACAACAATACCAGATTCGGTTGTATGCTCACCTTCTGGAGCTGGAACTCGCTCGCCCTCTTGGGTTATTGCGAATAATTTTTGCCCAACTTCGAAGTCGCCTTCTTCATCGGTCTCGATTACAGTTCCGTCACCCAATGTTGCACGGGTCATTACCTCAGTTTGAATTTCAATGTCAGTTGAAGCATCTGCAACTCTTTCCTCTTCGGCACTCTCAGGTTTCTCAGAGATTTTGATGATGCGACCTGCTTCATCAACCTCTAAAACAATACCCTCGCGTGTTTCGTGGACACCTGCAGGAGCTGGTTTCATGATAGAATCCTCAACAATAAAAAGCTCATCCCCTATTTGGAATGCGTCATCTCTACCGTTAGTGATTTCTGTAGAACCATCTACAAGTTTAGTTACAAAAAACTTCTCTGATTTGAATTTCAAACCCAACAAATCTGCGATTTTGTTGATTGCTTCGTTAGCGTTCATTTTCAGAAATATTTTTTAAAATGTTTATTATCTGCCCTAATAAATAGTCATCGTCTCTCAACGCTGAAAAGTTCAAGATGAAATTTCCTTCTACAGAGGCTCCGCGTACTTTGCCATTTTTAATGTAGTTTTTCCAAACATCTTCACCTTCTGGGGTTTCTAGGACATAATAACCCCCCATCCAGGTGCCAACCGGTATTTGCTCTTGAGAAAATCCCAGTTGGTAGGCTTTATCGTTTTCACCTTCTACTATCCAGCTCTCAACCATTACAACATCGTTGAATTTTTGGTCAGAGTGTTCGTAGTTTGTTTTTCTGTTTCTACCCTCAATAGCAAATTTCTTTGCAATTTTGCTGATAGTTTCAGGGGTGAATTTGACATAGTATTTTTCCCTGCTTACCTCATCTATTCTAGGAATCAGAATATTAGGTATCATCAGCGGGGTGTAAATCATTCGTTTTTCAGCAACAGCTGCGAATAATTGGTCTTGGTTTTTTGAGAAACCAACTTGACATAAATCACCAAAGCATTTTTGTACTTGCTTTTCATCCATGTAGGTTGCATTAAAACCTTGTTGTGAACGTTGAATTGCGTAAGCTCTTTTTGATTTCGCTCTGGTTTCCTCGCTGTAGTATCCTTGAAGTGGTCTGTCAATCATGGGGGTGCCAGGAAGCCCTGCAGCAAACCCTTGGTCAACCAATTCAACCTGACGTTGTGGTCCTTCGTATTTGCTACGATATTCGAATTGACGGAATGCATGCACACAATTTGGACCTCCAAGGTAAAGCCATTTTGAATAAGGTTGTCTGTTGTGTCCAAATTCTGTATTGTAATCACGCAGAGCGTCAATAATTACTCTACGGAAATATCTGCCTTCAATGGACATACAAAAATCTCTAGAGTCAGCTTTTGGATATACTCTATCATATCGATAAAATTTCTGACCATTTCTATAAACCCCCCTTTTAACTTGGTCTTCAGTTAGTCCACGGAACAGCTCATTGGTTACAGCTTCGAATTTTTCTTCCTTGCTATTTTTAAGCGTTTTAAGAGCTTCTGCAATTTCTTTGTCCTCATCATCATAAGCATCGATATAATCGCTTATAATGACCAAATGACCATCCATAAAGGACACATCGTGGTTCATTCCAATCAGCTCATCAATCTCACGCATGAGGTCCTTAAAATCGTCCACAAGAATCGCTGCACGGTTATAATCTGATTGGTCAGCATAACCTCTTTCAATTACCATCTTTTCAATCTCAAAAACATTGTCAGCAATCTGTGCTGCTGAACGTATCATTCCTTGAGTATCAAAATCAGGATTCATTGTTTTTAAAT